AGGAGAAGTTAGAAGATGTTAGCTCAACCTCATTAAGTCTTCTATTAACGTCATTTGTTAAACCTAGAAAATCATAAGCCATACTATCTTTCCCTAACTCTTAATTTGACACTTCTTTGCGCTGTACTTCCTGTAGAATCTGTAATAGTACAAAAGAATGTATATTCTTCATTGGCTGTACCACCTGCTATGTTAATAGTTGCGACAGTAGCAGATCCACTTGGAGTATTTGTTTGAGACACGTTCTGAATTGAGTCAGTTACAGCAGAACTTGAGGCCGTAGTTAAAGTCTGTCCTGCAGTTAAAGTTGTTTGTGTTGTGTAACTTGTTGACTTTACTGCCCACACAACAGCCGAAATAGTAGCAGACCCTAAAAATCTTGACCAATCTACGCTGTAGTCTAGTGTTTCGTCTGGATCTTTATTAGGCCATCTAAAACTCATTTCTAATCCTCACTTGCATATACAGTTCTTTCTGATGCTGTTGATTGTCTTTCTACAAAAACAACCCTATTCATTTTTTGTACTAAAACAGTACGGTCAGATGCAGTTGTTCCTCTAGGTATAAAGATTGCCCTATTTTCAGCCCCCACTAAAACCGTTCTTTCTGCTGCTGACGTTGACATATTAAGCTGCTTTCGGAACTAAAATTGTGCGTCTTCTACTATACAGAGCTTTAACAGCTTCAAAGTCAAACACTGTTGCACTTGTACCTAATGCTCCCATAGTTCCAGTACCTACTGCTCCTTGAATACTTCCTTCTACTTGATCTCCACCAGTAAGAGCTAATGTTTGGTTTGTAACACCACTTGATCCAGTGGCTTCTAAGACTTCTGCAACAACTCTAGAGGATGCTACATTCTGTGCTGCAAGCGATGCTCCTTCTACTTCAGCTATTCTTGTATCTGCTGATGTTATTGATGCCGTTGCAAGAGCCACCTTAGAAAATAAAATAGGTGTTATATCTGGATTATACGCACCCATTAATGTTGCAGATGCTGTTACTGTAGCAGTGCCTATAGAACATGTTGCAGAAACACTTTCAAGATCTTCTGTAGGCTGTTCTTCTACTTCTCCTATTGAACCTGTTGCAAAAACACCTGTAGCTGTTAATGAAACCCCTGCTTTAGGTGTGACAGTTCCTATAGAACCTGTAGCTGATACGCTGTCTAGTGCCTCTGTGGGTTGTTCCTCAACATCCCCTATAGAACCTGTAGCTGAAACCCCTGTTAGTGTAGTATCTAACTGTACTTCAACAGTACCTATAGAACCTGTTGCACTTACACCACTTATTGATGTATCTAGTTGTACCTCAATAGTGCCTATTGATCCAGTAGAACTTACACCACTTATTGATGTGTCTAGTTGTACTTCAACAGTACCTATAGAACCTGTAGCTGAAACACTTTCAAGATCTTCTGTAGGTTGTTCTTCTACATCCCCTATAGAACCTGTCGCTGAAACACCTGTAAGTGTGGTATCTAGTTGTTGTTCTGTAGTACCTATAGAGCCTGTTGAAGAAACACCTGTAAGTGCAGTATCTAGTTGTTGCTCTGTAGTTCCTATAGAGCCTGTTGAAGAAACACCTGTAAGTGTAGTATCTAGTTGTACTTCAACAGTTCCTATAGAACCTGTAGCTGATACACTTACTAATGCTTCAGTAGGTTGAACTTCTATTGTGCCTATAGCACTTGTACCTACAACACCTGTAGCTGTTAATAAGACTTCTGCTTTAGGTGTGACAGTTCCTACAGCACTTGTACCTACAACACCTGTTACAGCTATAATCGGTGTTACTCTACCGTATCTTGCTGTACCAAATATACCTGTACCATATAGTGCGTCATTTGCACCATATGTTGCCATTTTAGGCTATCCTAACGATTGCATTACTTGCGTCTGCGGCAGGAAATGAGACAGTAAAATCACCTGCTGTAGATGCAACTGTTCCACCAAAACTAATAACAGCTATTGCTTTATTGCTCTGGCTTGAATTATAAATAACTGCACCTGCAGCTGAGATAGTAGCATTAGACCATGTGGTATCAGCAAAGTCTAATAGGGCTGTTGTTCCTGATGTACTAATTGCAGCACTAGCTAAAGTGTTACCACCTGCTGAGTAGTTTGTGCCTGATGCTTCATCTGAATTACCTGTAACATTAGAGTAATTTGTAGTAGCTGCGCCATAAGTCCCAGATTCTCCAGACTTAATAAGAGCTATCTTAATAGTATTTGTATCTAAATCGTGCGTACCACCTAAGAGTTCACCCTTAAAAGATGTACACATTGCAGTTGTAACACCCATATCTTTTTCCTTTATAAAATCTTTATGTTAAAAGAGAGGGCAAGTCTCCCTGCCCCCTCAATTAGTATTATTAAGCTAATTGGTCTCTATCAACCGTATCAGCTTTGCCTGATGCACCAACATCATTACAATCAATGACGCAAGCATAGGCTCTTAGTCTTCCTGTAGCAGGAGCTGCACCTGCAATTTTACAATCAATCGTATCAGTAGTTGATACAAATTGTGTAAACGTAGAGGCTGCACCTGTTGTTACATCGTTAGACTGTCCATTAGACCCTTCAGCACAGAACCCTGTTGAGGTGATATCAGCACCATCAATGATGTCATCACCTGCTGCAAAGTCCATATCCAAAGTACAGCTTCCAGTGAATGCTTTCTCTACTTCAGCACCTGCAAAAAGCACTAGGCAACCTGCAGGAATCTCAAGTAATTGAAAGATATCACCATCTGCTCCAGAATACCCTTCAGCTACAAGTGCGTCAATATCCAAATAAGCTTGGATCATACGCATGTTAGCCATTCCAGTATTGGATGGTAGGGCAGCGATAGAGTTGGAAGAGACACCAGTAGTGTCAGAAGATGTCATATCATAAGTAGCCATTTTCTAATCCCTCCCTATATTCCAGATACATAGTATGCTCTAGAAAGTGCCTCTGGTTTGAGAATCTTTCTGCCATACAAATGCATACCACGAACAATGTCAGCAAAGCTGTCAGGGTCACGGTAAGTTTCTGTTTTATTAATCTGCTCTGCAGTAGCTACAGCAGAAGAATGACCTGCACAAATTACACCAAAATGGGTAGAACCTGTAGCAGTTGCTCCTGTTGCACCATTACCTTTAGCAGGAAGATTGTTAGACATGTAGACTTTAAAGCCATGCACGTTGTTTAGAATAAGTCCATTTTGTAGACCTGATCCACCAAAGTCAGCATTAAAAAGTCTTGAGTCTTCATCTTTCATTAGTTCTGCAAAAACTGGATCTACAACCAACCAACGCTCCGAAGAAGGAACAAACTGTTGGTCAAGTTTCCTTGACATTCTTGCAATAACAGCTAAAGGAGTTGCATTAGCAGTTGTTGTGTTAAGCGAATCACCACCTGCTCTTGGTTTAACAACAATAGAATTACCTGCTGTACCACTGTTAAAGTCATTAGCATCAACAAGCATAGAATCTAAGAGTTCATTAGATTCTGCAGTTGATACAGCCTTAGTTCCTGAAACAGTGTCATTAGCTGTACCTGCTACAGAACTAATGCTTGACTGCTTCCAACCTGATAGATAACCAAGAACTTCTTGATCATACTGATCAGATAGACGATAGGCTGCACGATCTGATGCTAAACTTCCAAAGTTCACATGCGAGTGAGCTTCTTCAATGTCATCAACTTTAAAAGCATAGTAGTTTGCTTTGTCAATTACAAGCGAGAAATCCTCATCATCAAGGTCTTGAGGAGTTATTTGTGTTCCTCTAGCATACTCTTTGACGGTGATCTCTGGCTCTTTAATAATTCTGACGGTATCACCCATAGAGGCAATCTCGCCAAAATAGTCGGAATTAGTAATCTGTCCTACAACAGTACTCTTCCGTAAGGCTAATTGAACCTGCTTAGAATAGATAACTGGTGAAAAGTTACCATTAGGCAGATTACCATAGCCAGCTGCGGTTTTAAAAGCCATAATAAAATCCTCCTGATTGTTTGGCTTACTGAAAAGCTAAACATCTTAGAAGAGGCTATACTTTCTAGAGTGCATATAACTATAAGATAGCAAGTCTTAAAGCCTATGGGTCTTTACTTATATAGGTAGTCTTTTATTAGTTTAGTCTTTGTATTACTTACACACAAAGGTAGTCTATAGCAGAGGCTTTGTGTCTAAGGGTTAGTTATACTGATAAAATGTTTTTTGTCAACACTTATCTAGCATTTCCTGAGATATCATACACAAATTTGCCAGATTTAATGGCTTCATGTATGATTTCTGCATTTTTCTCATAGTCTTTATCCGACATTTTCTGTACATCAGACTCTCTAATCTTTGAAGAAGACTCAGTAATATCTACTCTTGCCTTAGATCCTTTGTCTACCAATGAGGCAGCAG